CCTGATCCTGCACTTGTACGACCAGGGCGAACAACGCGGGTGGGGTACGGGATGGGATTCCCTCGACCAATTTTACACGGTCAAATCGGGGCAGATGACAATCGTAACGGGGATTCCCGGATCAGGGAAAAGTACTTGGGTTGACGCGCTGCTTGCAAACCTCGTCAAAACGGCCAATTGGTCCTTTGCCCTATTTTCTCCTGAGAATTGGCCTATAGAGCGCCACGCACAAAACCTCATCGAAAAATTTTCGATGCAGCCATTCGACAAGAGCGGGTACACCAAACAGCGCATAACCAGACCTGACGTTGAAGAGATGATCGGAATCATCAACAATTATTTCTACTTCCTGATGCCGAGTGACGATTCCATGACGGTGGAGGACATTCTGGAAAAAGCCAAGGTTTGCATCTACCGGTTCGGGGTAAACGGCATTGTCATAGACCCGTGGAATGAACTCGATCATGACTTTGGATCAAAAACGGAGACGCAATACATCTCTGAAAAACTTGGGAAAATAAGGAGGTTCGCCCGCCTGAATAATGTCCATATCTGGATAGTTGCCCATCCGCAAAAACTCTCCAAGGGCGAGAACGGGAAGTACAAGGCCCCAACGATGTACGAAATATCAGGCGGGGCGCATTGGAGGAACAAAGCCGATGTTGGGATCTGTGTGCACCGTCCCGACATGCGGAACGATGTGACGGAGGTTTATGTGCAGAAGGTTCGCTTCCGGGAGATAGGAAAGATCGGAGCTGTTGAACTGAGATATGCCCGCGAGACAGGGACGTATTCAGATGCGGGAGTTTTGGGAGTTTCATGCGGTGATACCGAGGGGGGAGGATACTAATGCCCTCCTACCTAATCCTCAACGCCTCTGCCGCCACTGTCGGCCGGATGGTGTTCGACTCGGCCGGCAAGGGTTGGCTGTACCTGGACGAGCAGATTCACCCGCTCCGGGTTGTGCCGGGGGTGAGCGGGTATGAGAGATTGGACGCTGACAATAGAGAGGAGGAATCCGACTGATGCAAACCATCACCATCACAATCCCAATCGTCCCGAGGGCGCAGAAGCGTGCGCGTTCCCGCATTGCCGGTAGGCCAGGGAAACAATTCGTCCAGGTCTATACGGACACGGCCCAGCGCACAGAACAGGACAATTTCAGGGCGTTGCTTTACCAGAGCCTTCCGGATGGATTCGCGCCGATTTCAGGGGCGGTGAGCCTGAGTGTAATTGCATTCATGCCTATCCCGGCGTGCTCCAAGAGGCAGTATTCTAACTATCGGAATGACCTGATCTTTCATACCAAAAAGCCGGACCTCGACAACCTTGTGAAGCACGTAAAAGATTGCTGCAAAGGTGTTGTGTGGCTCGATGACAAGCAGGTCGTGAATCTCCTCGCTTCAAAGAAATACGGGGAGCCCGCCCGGTGGGAAATACAAATCGGGTTGGAGGTGGCAAATGCTGGATGAAAACCGCTGCCCCTACTGCGGGGGCGAACTGGACAAGTGGGGGCGCTGCCTGAAATGTGGGAGATGTTCGACGTGCGGGAGGACGAAGTGAGCCATCCGTGTTCGGCATGCAAAGGCTACCCCGACTGCATTAATGGCTGCCTGCGCCTAACGGTGTTTAATAATGCGACGGCAAGGGCCTGGAAGATTGTCCTTGACGTTATCGTAGAACTTAACAGGGCCGAATCCCTCCACGCTCCGATGATGAGCAAGGCCCACGCGCTCGGGGTGATCCGCGAGGAGTACTTGGAGTTCGAGCGGGAAGTCATGCTTGAGAAATCAGAGGGTTTGAATCCAACCATGACAACCGAATTAGTGCAACTCGCCGCAATGTGCGTGCGGGCTATTCAGGATTTGTGCTGAAAGGGGGAGTGATGCGCGAACTGTTCAGGATCGATCGTCCATCATTTGACGTATCGTTCGCAATTTCGCATCGGTGGATCGAGGGTGGAGAAAACGGAAACAAACCAGTCGTATTCAGGTTCCGCAAGTTGGATTGTCCGGTGCCATGGATCGGATGGGTGGTTGTGTGCGGGTTCTTTGCGTTATTGATCGGATGGAGAAAGGGGGAATGATGGAAGAGGTAAAAGAATTGAAATATGCGGGGATTTACATCGACCATTGTGGCGTAGTTGGCATAACGGGAGTGTTTAAAACTGCCGATAAGGCCAAGGGTTCCCTTCCGTTGTGCGCAAACGACCAGCAGGTTGTCGAGATTACCATCACGCGAAAGCTCACCGAGAAAGAGCAACTCGTCTCGGATCTCCGGGAACTTGGGGTGAGAAGGGCTTTCTTCACTTACGGGAAAGACAGCGCCCGAAAGGACATTTTTCAGCTTGTTCTGAAGGCCGCCGACTTGCTGGAACAGGGGGAGTGATGGACGACTACTGCCAAATCTGAGGTGAACGGTGTAGACCTCCCGTCCGGCTCGACGGCCGCGTGCTCTGCGGGTTGTGCGCCGATGACGTTATAAATGAGCGGGAACGGGTAAAGAACTAGGGGGACGCCTGTGGACGAATGTGTGAGAGAAGGCAATAGAGAGTTGGCGCGGTTCCTGGATTGCTCGGTTAAAACGGCGTGCCGGTATGCAAAACTCATGCGGCAGTCATCGGGCGTAATTTACAAATGGCGAAAGGCCTACAAAGGAAAAGACGGAAAGACGCGTTTCACAACCGTCAACCGTTGGTGGCCGAGTCGCGTCCAGGCTTGGATGGCCTGGAACCAGCGCCAAAAAGACCAAAGCAAAATTGACGAGAGGAGCCTGGATTAGAAAAGCCCGGAAGGCGTCCGGGCTGCCAGGTGTTGGTGGAGTGAGGGCGACTATAGAGTCACCGAGAACGGGCCGTGACCGTCGAAAATGCACGACAGTGCGCCGGTTTCGCTTTTTTTGATTATTATCCTGATCTCGTAATCGCCCCAGTACTGGAGGATCTCAGTCTCCTCTCCGGGCTCCAGTTTTTCGATTCCCTCGATATCGTCAGGGTCCAGATTGTCTAAAACTGTCTCCCTGAAATCATCAGTCTCACCCGTGCCATTGGGACCCTCACCGTATGTGGCAAATAGGCTCAAAAACAGGCGAATGAGCGCCACGTAAAATAATTTCCAGCCGTGCTTTTTTACCCTCTCCTACGCAAACCATAGGGTGATTTCCTGGGGTGAATCTCTGGGGTTTTTTGACAGCCAAATCAGTAGTGTATTTAATAGGATGCGAATATGCGTCGCGTTTCAACAGCGGGAGAGACGGCCTCAAAACCCATTGTCTCTCCCCTCAAAAAAGGACCGCCATGGACCACGACAAAATATCAGATCCGCCCTGGCTATCAATAGCGCTCGATGAGTTCGCTCGGCACATCGCAGAGGACCCCGGACCCGGCAATAATCCCCGCATCCTCGAATACATAGAATCAACCGGACTTAATCCCGCAAACGACGAAATTCCCTGGTGCGCCAGTTTTGTTTGCTGGTGCATGCGGAAGGCTGGCTACGGACGGCCAACGGGTCCAGATCTGCATCCGGCGCGCGCGCGGTCCTGGCTGGAATGGGGTGTGCCTCTCGACGAGCCGAGGCGGGGCTGTGCTGCCGTTCTCTCTCGCGGAGATAATCCGGCGCAGGGGCACGTGGGGTTTTACCTCGGGCGGGGAGTGGGGCCGAACGTAATCGTTTTGGGCGGCAATCAACGCGATTGCGTGTGCGAGGCATCGTTCCCCGGTAGGCAGGTGCTGGGCTACCGGTGGCCGCGAGAAGCAGTAGCAGGTGATCGCACCTAACCGTCGAGGCCGGTCGGGTGTTGTAGCACCGTTCCGGCCTCTAGGCTCCAACGTTACACTACGACGAAGGAGATTATCAATGAGCGGAAAGCACAAATCATGCCAGGAGATTGCATGCCCTGCAAATGCTCTATGGGTAACGGCATGAGTCCAGACGAACAACTAGGATACATGACGTTTAACGATTGGAAACAACTGGACGGCGAACGCCGGGACTACTACCTCTGGCGGGCCATTATTGGCCGTTGCAAGGACTGTGAGGTTCAATTTTCAGCCCGGTTTGAGCCTAAGCGTAGCTTCGCCTGGAAGGCGTGTTTCCTCACTCTGATCGTATTTTCGTCGGCGGCTGGCGGGTTTCTGGCAATGCTGCTGGGGCTGGCAAACACTCTCAAATAAAAGGATCAGTTACGTTATGCGAAAATTACGAAATCTCATGATAATCACAGTTGTCCTGCTCATGTCGGGCTGTGCAACTCTCAGCCTGTCGAAAGACGCCACGATAGCCGAAAAAGCAGCGGCGAAAGAAGTCGACTGCACGGCGGCGCAGGCTCTGATCGAACAGTCGGAGGCCGAGCTTGCAATACTCAGACAGGCCGCAGTGCTTGATCAGGACGCGATCAACTATTGGACTGTGGCCGGGTCGGGCGCGAAGATGGCTGTTGCGTTGGCGTGCGGGGCAACGACAGCCAAGCCCAAAACTGAGTGACCGCAGGGCTGCGAGCCTTCCCGCGGGCTGTGGGCTGAGTTGGGTACGTCGGTGCTCAAGTCCCTGCCCGCGATTGTATCGACAATTCTGTTACTGGCACTGTGAGAGATCATGGCTGATTGGATCAAAAATTTAGCACTCCCCAAAGGCACCGACCTCGCGCTCTGGTGGATTGGGCTGCTGTCGTTTACGGCACTGGTAGCCACGCCGCCCACTACGTCGGAGAAAATCGTGCTGGCGTTGGGCGGGGCTCTCGGCGGGTTTATCGGTGGGGTGAAATACCAGCAGAATCAAGCCGCAGAGGCGGGGAAATAGCGGCTCCCGGCCGCCTGGAGAGAGTCGTGAAACAAAATTTGTGCCTAGCACAAGCGCATTTCCCGGCGCGGACTTACGCGACAGTGAGTGCCGAAGCGAGTGTTGTAGCGGGAGGAGCATTTTTAACGGCGCTCGGGACCCCCATTCCGTGGGGGCTACTCCTCAATCGCAAGGTAACCGTCTCCGACGGAACAAACACGGCTATCGGATATGTGGGCGCAGTAGGGACCGGCGAGACATACGATTCTTCCGTGGTGGTCAACGGGGGATTTGCTTCGGACACCGCCAATTGGACGGCGCTCGACTCTACGCTGGCGAGTGTGGCGGGCGGACAATCGGGCAACTGCCTGGAAATAACCCGGGTGGCCGGGACGAACCAAGGCGCGTACCAGAATTTTACGGGAGCCCTGACGGCTGGGGCGCTCTATCGCGTTCGCGTCTACGTCAAATCCGGCACGTCCGGCAACGAAGGTTTCTTTTTAAGCAATATGACGGGGATGACCACGCTTTACGGGACCTCGACCGCATCGTGGGCACCAGCTACCACGTATTACAACGGGTCGGCTGTTGCCGGAAACTGGATTATTGCGAAACAAAGTTCCACGGCCGGGACGATGTTGTTCGATGAGGCGTCGATTCAACGGGTGCTCACTCCCGGCCCCAGCGGGTGCATTATCGTCTCGGCTCCAGGAGGAGCAACGCAGTCCTGGGAAAGTGACTCCGGACTCAATCTCAACGCTGCTAATTTTTCGATAACAATAGAGAGGTAGCAATCCTATGGCTGCAACAATGATCGAAGAGGGCGGGGCAATACAACTGACGGCAATCGATGCCGATTGGGACTACAAGGCAAGCAAGCCCGCAACGTGGCCTATTCTGCCCAAACTCTTGTCTATCCGGTTTGTTCCGGGGGCCACAGGCGACCGCCTGGTGGTCAAGCACAAAAGCGCCACGGGAATCGAGCGGTTCAACACGGTTGCCACCGACACGGAATCCAGGGTCGAATACTATCACGGGACGTCGTTTATTCCGTTCGTGGATTTCTCGGACTGCACGCTCAGTGCCGGTCACAAAGTGGCGATATCCCTCTGGAGGGAAGCGTAATGCCTGTCAAAATCACCCCGGCCGGAAAAAGCAAAGTCAAATTTGCGACGCCGAACGGCGTTAAGGCAAAGACCACAACGCCAGAGAAGGCGAAAGCTCAAGAGCGACTTCTGAACGCCGCAGACCACGGCTGGAAGCCAACGGGAAAGAAGCGATGAGCAACAAGCCAAACGTACTGAGGTTGCTTGAGCGGGCGCACAAGGTGATCCGCGCCCACAAGCGGAACGCCACGGTCAGGAGTTCGCTCGAACTGGCGCAACTGGTCCAGAAATCCAAAGGCAAAGGAACGGCATGATAGTCCTGATCCCGGCAAGGGGGCAGAGCAAGCGGATTCCAAGAAAGAATATCAAGATGCTCGGAGGAAAGCCGCTCATCCAGTGGACGATTGACGCGGCAAAGCGGCTGCCCGTGAAAGACGTGGTTGTCTCGACCGAAGACGAGGAGATTGCGGAAGTCTCCCGCGGGCTAGGTGCAACGGTTCTGATGCGGCCAGCAGAGTTGGCGAGCGATATGGCAACGGATCTGGACGTTGTGAATCACTTTCTCTCGGCTTTTGATACCGGTGTTGTCGCCTATTTGCGCCCAACTACTCCGTTTCGTGACGGTGCCGTGCTGAGAAAAGCGCTTTTCGATGATCACCACACTTTTACGGGCCTTCGGTCGGTGCACCTGGGTACGGAATCGGCGTACAAGTGCTTCACAATGCGAGATTCTGGCGCGTTGGGTCCGATCCGCTATGGGGACTTGGATTTGACCGACATGCCGAACCAGGCGTGCCCCCGAACGTATGCCCCAAACGGCTACATTGATTTGATATTCCCGCGCAAGCCTAGAAACGGGACTGTTTTCGGAATGAACGTGCTCGGGTTTGTCACCCCGCCCACAATCGAACTCGACACGCCGGAGCAGTGGGCCTACGCGGAATATTTAACCAAGGAAGGATTGGTTTGAAAAGAGCCGACATCAACGCTCAATTCCGCTGGGACGAAGCACAAGACGCCACCGTGTGGTCGGAGGGAAGGCGATTCATCGACTTCACGAGCGGCATATTTGCGGCCAACCTCGGGCACAACAATGATGCTGTGTTTGACGCCGTGCTCACCGCGATTCGCAAGACTGGACCGCACTCCTACAGTTACGGTCTGCCGTCCCGTGACGAGTACCTGAAGCGGCTCTGCGCATGGTCCGGGTTCGAACACGCCCACCTGTTCACCACGGGTTCCGAAGCCGTGGAAGTTGCAATGCGCGTTGCCTGGATTCTCGGATACGGAGCCGATGATTTTTACGGACTCCCCGGAAGTTTTCACGGCAAGACCTGGGGACCCGACAAGATCCTGCTCCGGTTCAACGATGCGTGCGATTTTGCTTCCAAGGACGTCGCCATAGTCGAGGGATACCGGGGATGGGACGCTCATTTCTGGGCTCCCGAAGTCATCGAGTCTGTAAGATGCGCTGGTCTCGTCATCGTCGATGAGGTCCAGAGCGGGTTTGGGCGAACGGGCAAGAAGTTCGCCTATGAGCATTACAAGGATCTGATCCCCGACATGGTTGTTACCGGCAAGGGGCAGGGCAACGGGTGGCCGGTGTCTGCGGTGCTCGCTAACGGCAGGTGCGCGGAAGTCCTGAGAGACCATGCCGACGAGTTCTCAAGCACGCACGGGGGCAATCCGATTGCCTGCGCTGCGGGACTGGCGGTGCTCGATGAGTTCGAGCGGGATGGGTTCTGGCCTGGCGTAAACGCTGCATCCATGATCCTGCGAAGCGGGCTGGCCGACTCGCCCTATCCTGTCAACTGCAAAGGGATGGTCGCGGCTATCCTCACACCTACGGCCAAGATCGCGGATGAGATCGTTCTACAGTGCCGCGATAAGGGCCTGCTCGTTGTCCATACCGGCAAGGCGAGCGTTAAGCTCGGACCACCGCTCACGATTCCGGGGCGGGAATTGGCGGAAGGGTTGGGGATACTGATGGGGGTTTTATGCGCCACATCGGTCTAATAGTCCAGAACGTGGACCGGGAAATAGATTTCCTGAAGCGACTCGGCTACAGCGTCAAGATCCATCGGGAAGAGATTTGGGCGAATCGGCGCTTGGAAATCGTGAAGGTGGCGCGTGAAGGCGATCCGGCAATGATTGAACTCGTTCGCCCCATAACCGGGGAGTGGTCGCCGCACATATCGATCGATGTGGACGTGTGGCCCCAGTCTCCCGTTGTGGTTCGGCACCTAGGGGAACCCGAAGACGAGGCGCTTGAAGTGGGGTTCGCGGTCAGTCCGAACGGGCATGTCTTTGAGTTGGTGAAAAGAAAGGCGGTCGAATAATGGAAGCCAAACTTGTTGACCTGGAACGCACGAAAAAGGAAATGAAGGCTACTGCGCCCGATGCCGTCGCGTATGAGGGTGAGAAATACCCCTACGGCACATGCCTGCGCTTCGAAAAGGCCGAGATGGAAAAACTCGGACTGGACGCGGCCAAGCTTGAAGTCGGGCAGAAAGTGGAAATCCGGGCAGTCGGAGAGGTGACAAATATCTCTTCCTACGACTCTACCAACGGCAAGGACGAATCGTGCGCGATACAGATCACGAGCATGAGCCTCGCCTACGATTTGGGCAGCAAGGGCAACAAAGCGTACCGTGACGCACGCAAGAGCGGAGCCGGGAAACCCGAATAGCAAAGGGAACCCATGCAAGAAGTCATGCTGATAGCAGAAATAGGAATCAACGCCTCGGGGAGCATGGAAACAGCAAAGGCCCTGATCCGGCAAGCAAAAGAAACCGGCTGGGACGCGGTTAAATTCCAGAAGCGGACCATTGATGTTGTCTACACGCCTGAATTTCTCGACTCTCCGAGGGAATCCCCATGGGGCACGACTCAACGGGCGCAAAAAGAGGGCCTGGAATTCTCAATTGACCAGATGGCGGAGCTTTTCGACTATGCGCGAAGTCTCGGTCTTGAGCCGTTCGCCTCGGCGTGGGATTTCGGGAGCCTGATCGAAGTGGAAGGACTCAATCCGAAGTACCACAAAATCGCAAGCCCGTTTCTGACCAACATGGATTTCCTTTCAAGTGTCGCATCGCTGGGCCGTCACACATTCATCTCAACCGGCATGAGCACCCTGCGGGATATCGGGATGGCGGTTGATCTTTTCCGGCGCTATTGCTGCCCGTTCACACTCCTGCATTGCGTGTCGATCTACCCGTGCCCTGAGGAACTTTGCAACGTGGGTATGGTCAGGACCCTTGCGGAGCGGTTCTTGTGCGACGTGGGGTACTCCGGACACGAAACGGGGCTGCTTCCGAGTGTTATCGCGGTTGCGATGGGGGCAACAGTAGTGGAGCGCCACATTACCCTGGATCGGTCGGCCTACGGGAGCGACCAGAGCGCAAGCCTTGAGCGCAGAGGAATGGAGTTGCTTGCGAAGTACTGCCGTGGGATTCCGGACGCGATGGGCGACGGGGTGAAGCGGATATTGCCGGGGGAAGAGGAATCGGCGCGGAAGCTGAGATGGTGGGAGGCGGCGTGAACTCTCAAGACCGATTCAATATTGAGCTTCTTGTGGAGCAACTTCTTGATGCCGAAGATGGGGAGTTGGTCACGTTCAGCCGCTTGAGTGCCCTTACCGGCTTGGATATTCAATTCGAGCATAGGAGCCTCCTACAAAGGGCGCTTGAGATAGTTTTGGACGAGCACAAAACAGTCTACGAAAACGTACGGAATGTCGGCTATGTGCGTATGTCGGACCCCGAAGTTATAAAGAGCCTCAAGGCGATAAGGCACGTCAGGAAAACCACCGAAAGGGAAATCAAAAAACTGTCAACGACGAATTTTGAAGCATTGGACGATGCCGTAAAACCTAGACACAACGCAAAATTCGCATGGCTCATAGCTGTAGGGAACATATCGAACGAAAGAGCCGTTCAGAAATTGGAGAACAAGATCTCTGACGAGATCTCGAAGATCAATATCCAGGAAATAGTTGCAAAACTCTTTCTGGGAACCGTCGATTTGGACGACGAGACAAAACCTCCCAAGTCAGGAGAGACAAAATGAAGCGAGCTATTGTGCAACTGGAATCAGCGGGAGCATACCAGCAATCGAGATACCACGAGACCCCGAAACTTCCGAAGGAAAGCGCCGATTCGTACGAAGACAGGACATGGCGGGAACGAACGCACTACCTCTCGGATGGGACCGTTTATATCCCGGCAGTCCAGTTTAAAAACGCCATTTGCGACATTGCGCAATACCTTTCGGAGAAGATTGTAGGAAAGGGGAACAATACCTGGGCAAAGCATTTCAGGGCCGGGATAAGAGTTGTGGACAATCTGCTTCTGTCTACCACCAAAGACGAGGTGGAGAAATATCCACAGTTGTGCAACTCGCTCGGGAAGCGCGGCCAATCGGGGAGCAAGGTTAAGAAGCATTTCCCGCTCATCAACTCCTGGTCCGGAGAAGTAACGTTCTTCATTCTGGACGACGAGATTACCGAAGAGATTTTTGAAAAGTATCTGAGAGAGGCTGGCGGCCTCATCGGAATCGGTAAGGAACGTCCAGCGAACGGCGGGGACTTCGGAAGATTCATCGTCAAAGGCATCAAGTGGAGTAACGGGATGCAGTAGGAAGGTAATAGGAGATACGAGACCCGACGTGACAAGACGAGACTAGGCAAGATCTGACATGACGAGACATGACGAGACCCGACTTGACGAGATAAGACAGGACAAGACAAGATTCCTACAATGCCATGTACCATGATGAATCGATTGCCTGAAAGGGAAAGGACAACACGCATGATGCACGCCCTGCTCATTGCGTACGATAATTCAAGTCACATCCCCTTCTTCCCTCTTCATTTGGGATACCTGAGCGCATCGCTCAAGCGAGAAGGCTGGCACGTGGACATCTTCCAGCAGGACATCACGCATGAGCCGGATCACGCGATCACCGACGCAATAGAGACCCTCGGCTATGACCTCGTGGGGCTAGGGGCGGTGGGCGGTTACTACCAATTCCGCAAGGCTATGTCCATCGCGCAGGCTGTCAACGCATGCAGGAGCCGCAAGTCCTTCAAGTTCGTCCTTGGCGGGCACGGTCCAGCCGCGGCACCCGAATATTTCCTGAACAAACTCGGTGCCGACCACGTTGTCATCGGTGACGGCGAGGAAGCCATTTTCAACCTTGACGCTCCAATCGTGCATGGCGGACGATGCAAGCCCGACTTCTGGCCCGCATACGGCGACTTCCCGATTGAGATTTACCGTCTGCACCGGTTCCCGAACTCGGAGCCGACCGATTTTACCATGCCGATCCTTTCGGCGCGTGGGTGCCCCTTTCGGTGCGCCTTCTGCTACCGCATGACGCCAGGATACTTTCAGCGAGACGCCAAGGATGTTCTGCAAGAGCTTGTATGGCTCCATTCCCGGTACGGCATAACGGGATTCCAATTCGCGGATGAGCTTCTCATGTCCTCGAAGGACCGCGCCGTCGAGTTCTCCGAAGCAATCATGGCCCTGCCCTTCAAAATCAAATGGGACTGCAACGGACGGCTGAACTTTGCCGACCCGGAAGTGCTCCGGACCATGAAGCGCTCGGGCTGCAATTACGTGAACTACGGCGTAGAGGCCATGGACGATGAAGTTCTGCGCCTCATGAACAAAAAACTCACCGTAGAGACGATAATTCGAGGCGTTGAGGCCACAATAGACGCCGGTCTTACGCCTGGACTTAACATCATGTGGGGTAATCCCGGAGATGATGCCGAGACACTCAGGCGTGCGGTTGACTTCCTCCTGAAATATGACGGGGTGTCCGAACTTCGCACGATCCGGCCCGTTACTCCCTATCCCGGATCGGCACTTTTCGACCTAGCCGTCGAGCAGGGCATGATCGAGGATGCCGCCGACTTCTACGAACACAGGCACATCAATTCCGACCTCTTCACCGTGTCTTTCATGCCGGACATTCCACCCAAAGAGGCGGATTTGATGCTCTGGAAGGCAAACGAGCGGCTACTCTCAGCATATTACATGCGGTGCACCATGGCGGCATCGGGCAGGGCGAAAGCGTTTTACACGGGGAAAGATGCGACGTTTCGAGGCTGGAGGGCGGTATGAAAAACCCCAATCCGCACCGCCGCTGAAACAAGCACAGGCACCGGTCGGACGACTCGGCAAAGAGGGCAAGGTGGAATATCCAGAACGACAGGGGCGTAACCGGACTCAGGGTGTACCGCTGTTACGCCTGCAACGGGTGGCACCTGACGAGCCTGCCATATCCAGGAGCGGAGCACGTATGAAATCGACTTTCGTTGAGAAGGTATGGGGCCGGGAAGAAATTATCAGCCCGCGCGGGAAGGTGATGCACCTGAATAAGGGCGCTCAGTGCTCCTACCACCGGCACGAAAAAAAGGAGGAATACTTTTTTGTCCTGTCCGGCTCAGTCCGTCTTGAGATAGGCGGGTGGGACTATTGGGAAACGTTCGACATGCAGCCGGGAGATATAGTCCACATTCCTATCGGGACATATCACAGTTTCATGGGACTGGAAGATTCCAAGATCATCGAAACGAGTTTGCAGGATGACGATCCAGAGGATAGTTATCGGCTTACGGAAAGCAGAAGAGGGGTCCTGTGAGCCAAAATACATACCAGGTGCATGACGACGAAGGAAATGTCACCGGCTTGATAACCCAAGCCCTTATTGACGAATGCCTTAACGCGAAAGCAGAGAATGTTGTTCTAAAAAAGACGGTAGAGCATCTTTCGCAGGTGCTCAAAACCCTCACGGAACAACCCGAGATGAAGCAACGATACGATGCGTTTTACTGGAGATTCCAGCAAGACACGATGAGTGCATACTGGCAGGAAAATGTGAACCGTTCCCAACGGGAATACGAGAGCGAACTGAAAAAATACAGGGACCGGATGTACGCCGAGAACATAAGCAGGAGCGCCAGATGATCCTTTCCAGAATCAATGTAGAACTTTCGAGCCGCTGTAACAAATCCTGCCCGATGTGCGGGCGCAGAAAGCTTGAAAAAGAGCATCCGGATAAGTGCGGCTGGGGAGACATGCCCGTTGAGCTTGCCTACAAGATTGCGGAACAGATTCCGGCCGGCGCGATTGTGCAACTCCACAACAACGGTGAGAGCCTCCTGCACCCGCATTTCGGGCGGTGCCTGTCTTTTTTCAAACACTGCATCACGGGCCTGAACAGCAACGGCATTCTCCTTGTCGAAAAAGCGAATGAGCTGATCGGCAACATCGACACGCTGACAATTTCTGTCATTCAGGACGACGATCCGCAGCTTGCAAAAGAGCAAATCGCGAACGTGCGGCACTTTCTGAAGCTCAAGGGGGACCGCAAGCCGCACATGGTCTACCGACTGCTCGGGAAGGTGGACGATAAGGTGTGGAGGCAGTTCCCCGGCATCGTAGCAACAAGGCCCCTGCACGCGGCAGATGGGTCATTTGACTACGCAAAGCCCGTAACCGTACCGGAGATGGGAATTTGCCTTGATTTGCTCACGAGCATCTCAATTGATCGGTTCGGGCGCGTCTTCCCTTGCGTGAGGTTTAACCCGGACGGACTTTCGCAGATCGGCGACGTTAACCACGCCTCGCTTGACGAGATCGTAAACAGCATCGAAAACCACCCGTGGCACAAAGGGAAACACTTGCGGAAGCACTACGTGAGCCTTCACGTGCAGGGCCGCAGATCGGAAGTCCCGTTGTGTGCTCGTGGACCGTGCAGCTATTATGGCGTTCCGAGGGGGGTGAATTAATGGTCCAATTCCCCGCTACCTTCAAACTTGGAGCGCACACATACGCGGTTGAATTCCCGTATCACTTCACAGAGCGCAACGATCTGCAAGCGCAGTGTGATAATGCGGAGTTGCGCATTCGCATAAATGATCGAGAACCCGGCGGACAGATCCGGCCCGACACGAATGTGCTGCAGAGCTACTTCCATGAGCTGCTTCACGCCATAGATGCCACGTTCCTCCAAGGCCAACTGGGGAAAACGGACCTCTGCGAAGTCTATATTGACGGATTGGCTGAGGGACTCACTCAGGTATTTTGCGACGGGGATTTTCCTTCCATGGAGGCCGACGATGACCACTAACGCCGATCTTCAGGCCAAATATGATCAAATGCACGCTCAGGGTTCGACGGCGTGGTTTTCTGACGGCGAGAATGAGCGCAAGGCTATCCTGACGGCAGGGGAGCCGTGGGGTGGGTTGAGTGTGTTGGAAATAGGGTGCGGGGAAGGTGGACTTGCCAGGAAAATCGCCCATAAAGATGCCCTAATAGTTGCGATGGACTATTCTTCGGAAGCCATCCGGAAAGCTCACAGCATATTCAGCGCATACGGTAAAAACCCCATATATTGCCTCGGTACTCCAAGGGATAACATAGAGAGTGGGACTCTTTTCGACCGCGTAGTCCTTATGGGAGTTCTCGAACATTTTGATTCCCCATGGGCTGAACTCGATTGGATAGCCCGGAACCTTGTCCGAGAGGGCGGCGACATCATAACTTCCAGCCCGTGTTTTCTGAACCCGCGCGGCATCGTTTGGATGACTCTGGCAACCCTTTTCGATGCTCCGATGAGCCTCACGGACTTGCACTTTCTGCACCCGTGGGAGTTCGAAAAGTTTGCAAAAACCAACGATTGCGTGAAGGCTCTGCACGCTTCATACACGGACAGAAGTTGGGGCTACGGCGAGGAAATGACAGCCGATTTGCGGCAGCGCCTCCCCAAAGTTTTTCCGGAGATGGACCGGGAGAGGATAGACCAATTGGTTGATTGGTTGGGCAAGGCTGGACAGCATGTCTATTCCGCGCCAGGAGCAACCGCAGTCTACCGACTGGAGTTGAAATGAGCGAACCTGAAGAATCAAAGAAATCTTTGGTGGATCCGTCAGCCGTGGCGGAAATATTCGGGCCTGACCCGATGCAGCATGCCATGGCCGACACCGGAATTACATCGAAATCAATGGCGAAGCGGCTCAAAGCCCAACTCAACGCAAAAGAGACGAAGTTCTTCCAGCACGAGGGCAACGTTGTTGAAACCCGCGACGTGATTGCCTGGGGAATCCGGCAGAGGGCAACGGATATGGTCCTGAAGCTCATGGGGGCCTATCCTGCCGAGAAGCAGAAACATGAGTTCGATACTCCGTTGGTGCTGGAGATCAGGAAATACGCGGAAGATGCCAAAGATAAGCCTTCCGAATAATTGGAACCCGCGCCCGGACCAGCGTCCATTGTGGGATTATTTGGAGCGCGGCGGGCTTCGGGCAATCGAAATTGCTCATAGAAGGTGGGGGAAAGACGCGGTAGCCCTGCACTTCACAGCTACAGCGGCAATGCAACGAATAGGGAACTACTGGCACATGCTGCCCATGTATGCGCAGGCAAGAAAAGCAATTTGGGACGCCGTGAATCCCAAAACGGGGAAGCGAAGGATAGATGAGGCTTTCCCAAAAGAGATCCGCAAAAAAGAACGGGTGAGTGACATGTTCATCGAGTTCATAAACGGATCATCCTGGCAGCTTGTTGGAAGCGACAACTATGACGCCTACGTTGGGTCTCCACCCATAGGGATCACATTCTCAGAGTGGGCGCTTGCAAACCCCATGTGCTGGCCCTACATCATGCCGATTCTGGAGGAAAACCGAGGATGGGCGCTTTTTATAACCACATCCAGGGGGAACAACCACGCAAAGAAAATGCTGGACCTGGCTAAATCCTCTCCGGGATGGTTCGGGGAAATTGTCCCGGCAAGCAAGACGAATGTGTTTAGACCCGAAGCGCTCGAAAATATCCGAACCGAACTGGTAAACATCTTCGGCGAGGAACATGGAGAGGCGCTGTACCAGCAGGAATACCACTGCAGTTTTGAGGGTGCCATTTTCGGATCATACTTTGCCAAGCAAATGGCCCTTGCGGAAACGCAAGGAAGAGTCTGCTCCGTTCCGCATCAGACCGGGCTTGAGGTTTACACGTTTTGGGATCTTGGAGTGGATGATTCCATGACGATCTGGTTCATGCAACAGGCGGGAAAATCGTTTCATTTCATCGATTATTACGAAAACACGGGCTACGGCCTTGAACACTATGCAAAGATCCTCAAAGAAAAGCCGTACAACTACGCAGAGCACTACATGCCGCACGATGCGGATGCCCGCGAGATGACGAACAGCGAGGTTGCATTGAGCCGCAAGGAAGTTGCCGAGAACCTCGGGGTAAAGCCCATAACGGTGGTCAGCCGCGTGCGGAATGTTGACATCAAGGTTCAGGTGCAGATCCCTGCCGTGCGCAACCTGCTGGGTCAATGCTGGTTTGACAAGGAGAAATGCGCAAAGGGCATCTCCGCGCTCGAAGGGTACCGGGCCGAATATGACGAGGAAAAGAAAGTCCTCAGCAACCGGCCGCTCCACGATTGGTGCTTTACGTCAGATACTCATCTGTTGACGAAGTTAGGTATTCATCGGATAATGGACCTTCCAATAACAGGGGAGGTGCTAACGATATGTGGCTGGAAAGAGTACAAGAATCCGAGGATAACAAGGGAAAATGCCCAACTTGTGGAGGTTGTGTTCAACGACGGAAATACGGTGAGATGTACGCCGGATCATTTATTTCTAACGGAGAACGGGTGGATATCAGCAAACGACCTTCAGAGCAATACTGTGATCCAATCGTCCTTGACCCAATTACACAATATTTTGAAGGTGGGCTTTATAGGCTTTATCCAAGCGAAAGATACCATGCTAGAGGTGGCAAAAGGCTACATCTTGCGGCTTGGGAATCAGCTTTTGGAGATATACCCAAAGGGTGCCACATCCATCACAGAGACGAGAATACGGCAAACAACAGCATATCAAACCTTGAATGCCAGCCGATTTCAAAACATCTATCGAACCATTGGGCAAATGAGAACAGAAGAAAACCTAAAAATTTTACAACCGAAGCCAGGTTGCTGGCATCCGAATGGCATAAATCTGAAGAAGGAAGACTATGGCACAGTAGACAAGCACAACGCGTTAAAGCATGGACAAAATGGAAACGCGAGAAAAGAAATTGTCTCATCTGTGGTAAAGAATTTATGGCACTTGTTCGCAAAAGTGGTACTACCCAAATCTATTGCTCTCCTCATTGCCACTCCCTTAGCCGTAGTAGAAGTAAATAAACTGAATGATACTGAAGATGTATGGTGCCTTACTGTTCCAGGAGTCGACCATTTCTCTCTCTGCAACGGGGCGATAGTTCACAATTGCTCACATGGGTCGGACGCTTTTATCACTTTCGCAGTTGGATACGTAGAGCATTCGAAGTCGAATCCGAACCTTTACAAAATCCGAAAGCGAGGCGGTGCCAACGGGTGGATGGCTAACTACTAGGAGACACGGAGGAACTTAATCTGAGCGAATGAAAACGGGGTCCGGGTCCAGGGTCGGCCAACCTTGAATCCGGCGCAAGAATGAAAAAGCGGCAGTCAGGTGCCTGACCATCTGATTTGCCGCTTTTTTGTTGCCCCTCACATTTTACCGCCTAGCGGTCGGGAGCGTGGCGCGGAGTAATGGGAGACAACCCAAAATGCCCGAATCGGAAATTGATGTCCTGGCTACTGCCA